TTACTATTTAAATTTTTTGTTCCTGCTTTATAAGGTTTAGCATTAGGATCAGGTTTCTTCATAAGTAAAGGCATTAGAGAACTAGCAGCTGAGGCTATAGCACCACCATAGTTTCCCATAAAAGCACCTGCTTTATCACCAAAAGAAGGCCCTTTAGCAGCAGGTGGTGTAGAACCTGCAGCAGGTACTTTATTATCAACAATTTTTCCTAGAGTTTTTTGTTCAGGGAAAAGCATTTTCCCTGTTGAAAATTTATTAGGATCTTCTTGTTGTGGTGCTAATACACCATAACCTTTTCCTTGCCCAGGTTGAGGATTAGTATTAGTAAGACCATTAACTCCAGGATAATATTTTTTAATACCTTTCTTATTCATAGTCTATTAAAGGTTTTGCATGATTTTATATTGTGCATTAGAGAGAGACTTATGAATCTCTGCAAATACAGGATTTAATTGTTCTCCATACATAGTTCTAAAGATAGAAGCTAACTCTGCAAGTTTAGCTACAACTTCTTCTTTATTAAAGGAGGGAGATAACTTAACTTCTTCTACAGGTTCTACTACAGGAGTTACTTCTTCTACTACAGGAGCAAGAGTTTCTATTACCTCAGATACTTTAACTTCTACTTTTTCTACTTCTTTCTTTACTGAATTAGGCATATTTTATGTTTTTAATTTTATACGTTATTTACTTTTAGGCTTATACTTAAGAGCTTTTTTCTTAACAGCTATCTCTTCTTTCTTAAGGGCAAGTTTTTGTTGTTCTAACCTCATCCTATCAGCATGAACTCTATTCTGTTGAGAGTTTTCTCTATTCTGCATTTCTTGTTGAGTTTGCATCTTAGTTTTCTCAAGTTCCATTTTTTGTTGTTTCTCAACTTGCTCAAACTGTTGTTTAGATTGTTGTAAGGAAAGCTTAGTAGCTTCCATTACATCAGGTATAGAGTTCTGATTAACATCAGGATTACTCATACCAACATTACCAAGTGCTCTAATCTCAGCTTCTCTAAGTTTAGCTTCTCTATCTAGTTGTCTCTGAGCATCATCTCTATCCATCTTCTCTCTAGCAAGTGTTTCATTACTTTGAATTTGCTGTTGTTGAGTAGCAGATTGTTGTTCCTGCATCTTCATCTTTCTCTCCTCAGATGCTTTAATAGAGGACTCTACTTCAGAGATTGAGTTAGATTTTAATAAAGTAACAAAGTTAGAGAACTGTAGAGTACCAGAGGAGATACCTTCTTTAGCAAGCCCCTTAAGTTGTTCTAAGACAGCATTATCTTTAATACTATCAGATACATATAAACCAAAGTCAGTATTTAAGAGAGATTTAGTATTAAGTACTGTTCTAGAGAACTCATCAAATACTAACTTTCCTTGTTCATTATTAGCATAAGCTATCTTAGCTATCTCTAAGAGATGTTCTAAGACTTTCTCTTTAACCATAGAGTGCTCATGAAAGTATATCTCAGTTAAGGCATTACTCTGTACTACAGATCTTTCTACACCTCCTACTGTCTCAGAACTATTAATTTGTCCCTTTCTCTGTCTGGAGATACCAGTAATATTCTCTACTGCTTCCTCTATCTTATTAAGCATTGAGAAGTAACCTTGTATAGAAGTACTTAAGGACATATCTATACCAGTAAACTGATTAAATTTAGATACAGAACTTGGATCTCCCTCTCTACCTTCTTCTGCTGAGTTTACAAATGCAATACCCAGAGTATCAAAGTAATACATCCACTGCTCTACACTCCATCCTTTACTCTTTGGTATTTGAGCAATATCCATTACAAACTTCTTACCCTTTGCCTTAGCAAATTCTAACTCCAATCTATACCATATAATGTTATATAGATATTGATAAGGTTTAATAAGATCTACAAGAGATGTTGGCTTGCTGTTGATGTTATTGAAGATTCTACCAATGAATGGAAGTTTACACTTATAAGGATTATCTACAGTATTAAATTGATAGGGGCTCTCATAAGCAAAGAAGATTGTTGGTCCAATTTGTACTCCAATCCATGTCCTAGGTATCCAGTTCCACTCAACTTTAATTTCTCCTTTTAAGTCTGCAGGAATCTTAAAACTTTCATCAACAACTTTCTTTTGTTCTTGACCATTTTTATCAAGGTAAGTTGCAGTACCAATCTTCTTCTCACTTTTCCAAGTAGTAAGCTGCATAAGAATCTTAGTACCAGTATAGTTGTAATGTGGGTATGTTGTTGTAATAACTTCTGGAGATTGTCCATAAGAAGCAGTAGCATTAAATATCTCAGCAGACCTTAAGTTCTCTTTATCCTTATCTGTTAATCTGTCTCCAAACCAATCTAGTATTTGTCCTCTATCTAACCACATTCTACCTACTCCCCAATCACAGTCCTCAATAAAGAGTGAGTCTTGATTCTTATCACATTCAAAGTGTATTGGGTTCCAAGGAATTAGAACTGGTTCATTATTAAATATACCTGCATAATATACTTCCTCTGCACAAGTAAGTGCATTCTGAAAACCTCTGACAAAGTGATTTTTAAGTTTAAGAGATTTCTCTAAATGAATGAGTAACTTATTAGCAGTAATTTCTGCATTATTAGTATAAGAGTTTGTAAAGTAATTTTCTACTTCTTGTGGTGTCTCTGCCTCAGTTTTCTCTCCAAGAGCATTCTTAAGCATAGCCATATAAGAGTATTCTAATGCTTCCTTCTTTTCCTGAAGATACTGATTAAAACCTTCTCCTGCAGTAGAGACCACTTTGTATGTAAAGGGCCTCTTAAGTTCCTCACCAACAAGCTGTAAAACTGAGCTACGCACAATATTATAATCTTGAAAGTTAGCAGGAAGGTTACCAATACTATCATGTATATCAACACCATAAGGCTTAGTAACATAACTAAAATCTTCAATATTAACAATTGAATTAAAGAGGTCATAATTAATTTGTTTAGCTTCTCTAGAAGTTCTGCTTCCTGATAGATTAGAGTAAGCTCTACCTACAAGGGCAATAATACATTTCTTTTGCCAATCTAAGCTATCTTTAGTTCCCTGAGGAACTCTCTGTTCAGGAAGAGGTGGAATCATAAGTTACTAAATAATTTGGATGAGAAGAAATCCCTACCATTCCTCTTATACGAGTCTTTAAAAGCAGGTTGTATTTTAGTTAGTTCTACACTTCTAATAAGTGCTAGAGAGAAGGATATAAATCTATCAAAGTTACCTCTACTATTATAAGTGATAAGTTCTTGTAGTAAGCCTATACTCTTAATCTTATAAACATTACTCTTACCATCTTCATACTCCTCTCTTAACCAGTTATTTACATAAGTGATAAGTTCATTTTTAACAGAGGAATATGAATTGCCGACAACTCTGATACCATAGGTATTTGTGTGTTGGTTAGAAGCAGCTTTGACCACACTTGGAGTTCTGGATAATAAATGCAACTTATGTTTATTCTCACAGTGAGTTTTGAAATTGTTGATGTTATTTTCATATAGACAGCTTGCATTATAGTACTCTATTAAGAGGATACATTGATCATAAAACTCTTTAAAGTTCTGTGGTCTACCTGTATACTCAGCTACTGGAAGATCATGAGTTTGCTCACCAAGAGCATATCTCTTAAAGATAAATAATGAACCAAGTGAGTCTGAGTAATTAGCCTCATCAGTAGCATATGGATCTAAGCCTCCAGTATATAAGTTGTACGAAACTCCTGGAGTAGGTTTTTCCCATATCTGTATACAACCACTCTTATCCATAGTCTTATCTCTATACTCTAAAGGTCTGAGAGACAAATCTGGTACAAACTCTGGATTACCATTACTATCATAAGCCATCTTACCACAGATACCTTTATACTCATCTTTAGTCATGCATAAGCCTAGCTGTCTTCTTAAGTCTTCTGTAGGAAATACATTATTAGAGATAATCTGAAAGGCCTCACTTGGTGACCAAGCATACTCAGTAGTATGTCTAAGATAATCATCAGGACTCTTTGCTTTAGCTTTTTTATTTTCTCTGAGCTTTGATAAAAGCTCTTTAGCCTTAGGTATATCAGAGTTACCACTCTTATCATAAGCCCCTTCATAGTTCTGATACATAGGGAAGAAGAATCCTGCACTCTTATCTCTTAAACCTTCCTCATCCCATACATTCTCAAAGGGCATCATATTATAATTATCAGGATTGTAGTACATCTCAGCAAAGTCAATAGTACCTGCTTCCATATCACCACCAGTATTACCAGAAACAAATCCATTTGTAATGTAAGTATGTGTTATTCCAGCATTAAGATTATAAACTTCTTTATCTCCTATAAATTCAATACTCTTAACTCTATTAGATTCAAGATTATCAAGTTTATTATTCTTTAAATAATATTGACCTTTACCATTATCTTTATTTTCTTCAAACAAACAGTTATCATAAACATACCTTGCATTTTTATTTTGTACAAAATCATCTAAGACTTTTTGTTTATGTTCACTTTTAAAAGATATATGTTTTTTAAATTCTATAACATCTTTATCTTTAGATATATACAACCTATATATATCTCCAGCTTTATATCCTGTTTTTCTATATTCTTTTACTATAGAAGATCCTACATTAAGTTTATATAATAATTGAGATACTCCTTCTAATAAATGTTTATATTTAGATGTTAATACTACTCTTAAACTATTTTTCTTAGAGTTATAGTACACACTTCCATCTGCATCAAAATATCCTCCTAAAAATTCTGAAACACTATACATATCACATTTATGTAAGTTAATAGGTAACTGTTTAGTTTCCCAACTTTGTCCATACATATCTACATTTCTTAAATCATTAGTTATTTTAGATATACTAACTCTTCTATATAATCTTCCATTAGTTTGTAATTTTTCCCTATCTGTTTTTAACTGTAAGCCCAGTGAAGTAATCCAATTATATAAACCATCACTATCTATACTAACTTCAGGAGTTCCTTTACCATAATAACCATCTCCTAATAATAATCCTAATAATCTAGGATTCCACATTTTATCACTACCAAATATAGGAACTTGTCTCACAGACATTAGTTGTTCTCCTACTTTAATGTCTTCAGCCTTTTTAAAAGTAATTACCTTACGATTACCTTTAGTTAGTTTGTTTTTAGAAACTAATAAAGGATGATCATTACTACATTCTATAATTTTATTCTTCTCAGTAGTTATTCTATAACAAGGTTTTTTAGCATGAGGTTGCATCCAAACAATAGGTTCTTTTATTATTCCTGCTCCAGCATACCCTACAATACCTTCTTCTTGTCTAAGATCTTCAATATTAACTAATCTACCATCATGAGTCCAT